AAACGCCCCTCATCAGCCGAATCTGCGTCGCGCGCGTGTAGTGCATTCGGTAGCTTGTTAGTATCATCCATCCTACCCTGCACAGCCTTCAACGCATCCAGATAACTACCCTCTGCGCTATGGTTCACTTCCATCCTATCCCCGAAGCTCTTCGGAGCCATACGAGCCGCTGACCACTTCAAACCATCGATAGCTGCTCTCAGCATACTAGAGTCCTTGTACTTGCCCTGAAGCCCCGCTAAAGCTATCTCTGCGACCAACTCACCATAATAGTTTCCACGCTCTTCTTTAGCCCTCTCATACTGCGCTGCATAAGCTGCATCATTCTTGATCCAGTTATTGATTGTCTTAGAGCTTGGCATTCCCTCTTGCTTGCAGGCTTGCGCTGCGGAGCGTCCATTCCTGATCATGTCCAGAAAGCGAGCGAATATCTCCGGACACTTCTTGCTGTTCGTCTTGTAAGGTCTTGCCATGTCTACACCCAATTAACTAAAGTTTGCTCTGGCTTGCCATCCCAGACAAACCAAGCATAAGCAGTCGTACCATTTCCATTTCTCTCTTCATCACCTCTCCAAATCGTCAATCTTTTGGAGAACACCCAGACCCTTGCTGGTCTGTTCTGATCAAACAGAGACACTCTTCTTTGATGCCCTTCCAGAAAAGACAACCTCAAAAGCCAGCAATGTTTCTTTGCCTTGAGATCGATAGCCTTCTGGATAAAGTCTTGAGCCAGCTTATATGGTGGATTGGTAATGATATTTGGAGCCAATAACTTTTGCTCCAGAAGAAAATCAACATAGGTTTCACCGAAACCAAAATCATTCAAATCAGTGCTAACTACATTATGATAAATCGAAACCGGTTGAGAGATTGCGCCATCTCCGCAAGCTGGTTCCCAGATATCCCCATCGAAGTCCTCAACATCCAACAATGCTTCTGTTGCTGATAAAGGCGTTGGATAGAAGTCATCCTTTTGTCTTTGCTCTTTCATAGCCTCTCCCAGAAGCGAAGAAGCTCCAGCGGTTAAGCTGAAGCCTCTGGTGTTTTGAGCGAGCAAACTCAATGAACATAGTGGAGAAACATGGAGGTATTAATCCACCTTGAGCAAGAACCTATCACAATCGTCCCTACCTAAACAACCCATTATAGGCATATATGCCCATTTTATGTTGCATCTGTTTACTTATGCGCATAATATTCACATATCAGAGGTTTTATATGAGGATATTATGACCAGAGAAACAAAAGGCTTTTTGATTGAGTTGTTCTTATTTGCAGGCATTCTCTGCCCGATTGCCATCTCTATGGTTGGTGGAAAGGACAGCTATTTCTGGCAAGTTTTCGCTTGGCTGATCAGTTAATGCTGCAAACCCTTAGAATAGTGAGACACCCTGCATTTGGTTGGGAGACCGTTGCAGAGTGCGAACAATGTGCATCTTATGGCGATCTTGATGGTTGCCATGAGTGCGACTGGAAAGGATGGCGACAATTAACTGAAGAAGAAGAAATGGAGGTTTTAGATTAATGTTAGACGATCACGACAGAGACATCATTTATAAATTAATTGAACAGGCAAAACCAACACCCATTAAATTGATGGGTGAAGATGTTATGAACATAGCAGACATGGCTATTTATTCTGAATTGAATATTTTAGAACAAAAACTCAAATCTACTGATAGCCGTTACGAACCTGTTAGCCGTGAAGAATACAAAAACAGAGGCGGTAAATAAGTGGCTAACGATCATTCAAATGATTAAAAGCATACTCAAGATCATCTAATGCCATCCTGAGTATCTCTGGCGCAGCTTTCGGGTTGCGCCCTTTTTGTCTAGCCCACTCTGCGGCTGACATATCATGCAATACTACATCCTCAACACAACCAAAACTCTCCCTGCCCATTCGTCTGGCTACCTTGATAAAATCAGCAAAACTGTCAGAGGCATATTCTGTCATTTCGTTATTGCTGCTTGGTGGAGTCCACTCCATCTTGCCTGTCATCCTCTGCGCTCTACCCGCCGCCCTCCATAGGGCGAGCAACCGTGTGGCGGCTGCATATTGATGATTATCGATATGTTTATGTTTTAAATAATAATCTATCATTAGCTGGTCAGTGACACGCATCCTGCGTTTACCAGCCTGTCTTGTTTCTACCGTCTCAACACTGTGATGGTTTAGAAACTCCTTAGTCGGTTTATAACCTTGTTCTTCCTTTGCACTCATAGCCAGCCTTTTTGCTTGGCAAGTGCGATTATGTCCGGTCTGTTTTTCTCATAATATTCCGGCATTGCATGATATTTCTGATTAAACTCTTCCTCATCTCTTGGCATCCACCGTTGCGAAATACCGAAGTTCTCATGCTTGGCCTCTTCCTTCACCAACTCATCATCATAGCGTCCAGCATTTAACCAGCTTGCTGGCATTGGAATGAAGCGTTGCTCTGTCCCTTTTGACTTACAATCAGCCGCAAACGCAGTCATCGATGCTGTAATCTTTTCCGCACTGCTCTCCTTGCAAGCTGCTTTGAAAGCCCTCATCGCACCCTTCTTTCCAACCTTTCTCGGCACCTCTTTCCAAAACAAATCGAAATCATTTTTGAACGATATATATTGTTCATTATTGTTATCTATTGTTTGGATGACACTAGATGTCCTCCCCGATAGGACACTAGGTGTCTGGTCAGGGTAGACACCGGTGTCGGGGCGACAGGATGTCATATTGGGCAAAAAGTACCGATTTGTCTGATTTGGATGCCTGATGGTTTCGATAACTCCAAGCTCCTCTAACATGGATATTTTGCGGGAAACTGTGCGCTGAGTGCAATCAGCCATGTCAGCTAATCTTTCCATCGAAGGCCATGCATAACCTCTGTCCTCATTATATTTGTCTGCTATTCCCAACAACACCAGCTTGGCAGTCGGGTCGTCTAGCTTCTGCTTAAAAGCCCACGTCACTGCTTCTATGCTCATTCAAGTCCTCCATTAAATTCAGCCTGCTCTTCGGCACGAAATAGGCTTGTCCGTGTCCGCCGTAATTCTGAAGAAACTCTGCTCGTTTTGCCTCTTCAGTCTTAATCCAACCCTGCACTTTGAAGTTTGGTGATTTGCCTGTTACCAAGATCATCACCCTTCCGTCAGGATCGGAATCTCTTACAATCAAGTCATATTCATGCTTGCTGCGTGTTCTGACTTCCCAGCCGGTTCCATCGATGTCACCGCCGTTTTTAAATGTGCCGACACTGCCGCCCCAATAAACGTTCATTACCTTTGCGGCAGCTACCTCTCCGGCTGCACCCTCAATATGTGCCTGCCACTCACCGCCTTCGATTTGCGGTCTACTCTCCTTCCGGCCTTTCGTCATCGCAGAGATATTTCTCAATCTGCCTGCGTCGGAGGCCATCGCCATTTCATAACCAGTGAGAGTCACGTTGTTCACTTTCTAAAAACCATGTTCTGAATAACCGTTAAGGCACTCCTGATAATCTTCAGAGCCTTTGCAATAAGTGCAGATGCGCTCTCCAGCGTGTTGACTAAAAAAACCTTCACTGCAACGCAGACATTTTCGCTCTTTACTTCTTTCATCGTAGACCCAATCTTCGTGTGCCTTTTGACCTCTAGTCATCTTCAGGCGTTGTGCTTACCAGCTACTAAATCAAAAAAGTCACCAACATCTAAAACAACCAACGCCCTGTTGTTATCAGACTTAATCACCAGCCCATCATTTTCGCCGATCCACTCGTAAATCTGCTTAAAGCCATTGGCGCGGCACTTGATCTCTAAAACCCATTGATCACCAGTACCCTGAACAATCACATCGCCCTTTATGCTAGCACCGCCAGAAAGCGGGACACGGTAGGCATGAAGCCCATGATCCAGAGCCATTTTGCGGATATTGTTTTCGGTTCGATAACCTTTATCTCGCTGCGACTTGCCCATTTACTGCTTCTGCTCCAGCCAATCCTCAACCGTCACCTCGCCGTTCGTCATGCGATGAATTTCCATGATCCTGCGGCTGGATGGATTGCATTTGTTATAAATCCACTTGTGAACAGTGGCCTGACAAACATCTAACGCGGTTGCAAATTCAGATTGATTCATACCGGTTTGCACTAGATATTGATTTAGTTTCATTGATAAACACCAGACCTTGTTTATTACATATGCGCATAATACGCGCTTATTTGCGTTTACGTCAACATAATTTAATTTCTTTGAATTATTTTTCTTAGTTGCGAGTCGTTTGCACTTGATTATGGGCATAAATCCAAATATTTAGATAGATGCAATTATGCCCATAAGTAAAAAGGAGGCGTGCATGTTTATGTTAAGAAAATATCCCTTCCCCATTTATGGGACTTCGGCGCACCCAACGCAGTGGTGCGATCAACCAACTGGCCCAACCCCGAATGGAGTTGACGCAAGAAAAATTATCACACGTTTTTTACAGTTAATTTTATGGGGAACCAGTTATGGAGTATCCAAACAATCTGCGCCTTTTACGGGACAGAAAAGGTTTAACGCAATCGCAAGTCGCAACAAAAGTTGGCTTAAATCAAGCCGAATATTCAAGAATCGAAAAAGGAAAGAGGCGAATTGGCACTCACCTCAAAAAGCTCACTGCGTTTTTCAAATGCAGTGACGATGATATTCTTGCCGAAAATCAACCCAAAGAAGTCAGTCCTGATCTGCCGGTATATGCTTTGCCGGAAGGCGATGGTGTAAGGTTCGATCTTGCGATGAGCAGTCGAACACATAGACCTTTTGCGGATTGTGAAAGCCCTGACAGCTTTGCGATGTTTGCGCAAGGCGACTCAATGGAGCCACGTCTGAAGCATGGTGATCTAGTTTATTGCAATCCAGACTTGGAATTGCAAATGCACGATCTCTGTGCCGTCGTGGTTAAGCAGGGCAATCGCACAGTCGCTCTTTTAAGAGAGTATATCGGAGACAATACTTTCCTCAGATCAAAAGATGATGAAGAGGAAGTGTATGAAAAAGAATTGGTACAATGCGCTCCGGCTGTGCTTATCAGATTAGCACGATAAGAGCATAAATGCGTATATATGCTTGACGGCAACTATGCACTAAAGTAAAAGGGTAGCTATGAGCTATCCTTTTTTTTCGCAGTTTAACCTGACCCCTGACGCACTTGATCAGCGCACCACAACTGTTGGTGGCTCTGAAATAAATGTGATCGCAGAGGCCGACGCTGCGCAAATTAATCAGCTATATGAAAAGAAAATAAACGGAACCCATGACGATCTGTCGATGGTCTGGCCTGTCTTGATGGGTCACATCACAGAGGAGTTAAACCTTGAATGGTGCCAATATAAGCAAGGCATCGCCATTGTTGACCGACAGAGGGTTTTGACCGGCGTAAAGCATAAGTTTATGCGCTGCAC